ACGGCTACAGCCGTGAACTACACGGCACACGTGTTCAAGAACAACATAGCGCATTTCTACAATGCCGTGCAGATGGCCATGAAGAGCCTCGGCGACACTATGATGGTGTTGCTCGGTTATCCCGGAGTCAAGGTGACCGTGGTGCAGGGTCCCAAGGAACTTGATGACCTCGTGTCTGCCCGTCAGCAGATTACGGCGCTCCTCCCGATTGTGGATCAGCAGTATAAGCCTAAGATGGTGCTCTCGCTCCTCAAGACCTATCCCGACAATACTGTCCTGTCTGAACTCTACAAGGAAATGTCCGCACAGCCCGAGCCGAACCCCGAACTTATCCAGGCACAGCAGATTGTTCAGATGCAACAGCAGCAGATACAGAAACTCACCGACCAGATTAAGGCACTGGAAGAACAGAGCCGCTCCTTGGATAAGTCCTATGCGTTTGACCTTGAGAAGATGAAGCTCCAGCACCAGTACGATATGGAAGACGAGATGCTGAAAGCCCAGCTCAACCAGGGTGCAGATGCCGAAAAGGAACGCGCCGAGGTGACCAAGGCACAGCTCGGAGTGGAAAAGGAAATTTTATCTTTAGATAGAGAAAAGACTAAGACGGCACAGACCGTAGCCAATGCGATGTTCGGAGGCGTATAATGAAGATTGCGATTACATCCAACGGTGCATTCATAGATCAGCGTGACGGCTCTCTCGTGGAGGGTCGTCTCTCCGTGTATCTGCGTGATTCCGATGACCTCGCTACCACCTACACCCTTGAGGGAAACGATTTCGTCCAGGCGGAAAACCCCGTGCTTCTGCATAGTGGTCTCCCCAACGACACCCTCTTTGCCGATGCAGGGATTTACCGCCTCAAGGTTGAGAAGTACACGGGTCCGGAAGGACAGATGTCCGTTGATGCAGACCCCGCCTACTTTGAACAAGTTGACATTTACGAGGTCGGTTTTGACTGGGATTCTGCCGTTACCAACGCACAGAACGTGGACAGCATAGATGACTTGCGTTCCGTTGACCCGAGCGTGGGTTCTGTCAATGTCCTCTCCTACTACTCCATCGGCGATGCACCTTCCCGCACCTATGTGTGGGACGGCGCATCTGTAGACCAGATTGACGGCGGTTATGTGGTGGGCTCCGACGTGAGCGACACGGGTAGGTGGATTCTCCTTTGGGGTGACGAAATCCTGCCTTGCACCGTTTACGGCGTATCTGCCGGTCACGAAGCTAACCTCAATTCCCTTTTCCAGTATCCGAGACTCGTGGGCTCGTTCAGTTTCGTTACCGCCCCGTGCATACGCTTTACCCGTGGCAACTACACGACAGCCGTGAACCTCACGACCGACAAGGAACTTGTCTTTGATGGCGATGCAAAGTTCACATTGGCCACAATCCAATGCCCGCGAGTACGAGTAATCGGTTCCCGCAGTTCCTACGTTGGGGACTTTGCCCTCACGGCACCGGATGCCGAGGCACATTCAAGTTGGTTCCGCACTCTCAATGCATTCTGGCACTGCGGTGCAAAGTATCTCTACATAGACAGCACCAACTACTTTGAGTCCTCCGTGGTCACGGCAAACGTAGACCTCACGGGCAAGGTCGTTGTTGGCTCTACCCGCATCGAGGCTACCTACGCCGCCAACAAGTACATAAGGCTCGGAGTGAACACTGTAGTCACGGGCAGAATCTTCAACCCGGCTACTGACTACGTAAAGATTGGCAACGGGCTTGGCGACAGGATGTTCCTCGTCACGGGCAACTGGGACCCAGGTCTCATTACCGACGGGCATCACGTGGAATATGAATATGTCCCCGACCTCGACCTGTTCGAGAACGAGGACAGATGGCTCAAGACAATGGTGGAACGCAGGGCTCGCCTCAATTCTACCTTGTGGCCCGACTACGCGATTGATTTCCATTCCCGCACCACCTCCTCCTCTGCGGACATCGGCACGTTCACGAAGGTGTGCAACCTCGTTGCGAAGGGTGGCATCGTGGTGCATTCCGACTGCACGCTGAACAATGTGGAAGGTGTTGTCACGGTCAATGCCGACTCTTGTGCGTTGATACTGAAGGATAGTGTAGTCACAATCGACCAGAACAGCCTCGGTCTTACGGGCTTGCAGTCCGAGGACAGCGATATCGTGGTTCCCGGCACGGCAGGCATAGACCCCGCAGACACGAGCGTGATGGTAAGGGGAGGGCAGTTCTCGGGCTATATCAAGCTCTCCGATGCCCACGCCAACACCTATGCGATGAACAAGACTGTATCCTTTACGGGAGTCCATTTCCCCACGCATTTCAAGTGGAGAATCAATGTGGTAGCCCTTTTCCGTTGTACGGGTTCGGTGTCCTTGGATATCCTCCCGTATGCCAACGGGTCTGACTACAGTTACTCCTGCAATTTCACGGAAAACGTGTTCAACGGGGCTTCCATGCTTTCGTTCACGATGTTCGGGAACGAGACATACCAGCACCAGGAAATCGCGGGAAAGGTAAATTTCAACGGGGTTCGCATCGTAGGCAACTCCTTCAACGGATCAGACCCGTACGGAATTTACCTTATGCGCTGGCATCCCTATTCGCTCGCCCCGTTCATGTCTTCCAGTACGGGTACTTATGAGTACCACGGAAACAGCGGTGCTTGTCCCAGACCTACCCCCGGAAGCATAGACAACGTGGGCGAATGGACTGGGGAACATACCGCGGGGACCTTAAAGTGGAGAGTGTCCGAGCACACCTACAATGTGTTCGCCCCCTATGCCTCTTCCAACGACGGCTCCGTCGGGGAATGCAGGGACGTGAGCGGTCTTGTGTCAGCCCCGTCCGCAACCTCAATCGCATACATCGTGGCCGGTTTCGGGGATACCTCCGGCATGAACGTGGTGGCTACGGGATTCAGCAACGGCTCCCAGCTACCGAGCGACCTTTCCGAACTGTGGAACCCGCAGAAGAACAACCTGTTTATCGTCAAGGCCTGTATAACGGTGGGGCTCCCCGCGGTACCCTCCTACAATTCGGGCTACACGATTTGGTACAATTTAAACGCAATCTAACAGAGGTTTCTTGAAATGGCCCTTGCTTATCTTCTTGACCCATTCATCGAGCACCAAAACCTCGCCGGCGTGAATAATGTCAACGGCTACTTCGAGGTGTTCTACGACCAGACTGACGACCATGCAACCGTGTATACCGATTTTAATGGGACATTGGCTCCCGAACGTATAGTCATAGACAACAGCGGTCGCTGCGTCATGGTCGCGGATTCCTCTCGGGTTTATAGGGTGGAAATGTACGAGCCGAACGGAGCTCTGGTTTACTCGCAGTATCCCGTGTGGTGTTTCGGTAATGGAGAGGGCGGTTCCTCCTCTACCGATATTATCTCCACCGATGGTAGCGTCGCCGTAGACAAGACGCAGATTGGGAGCACCACCCAGTACGACTTGAGCGTTGCAAAGGATTCTGCCGAGAACCTTGAGTGGGCACGTTGCACGGAAGCACGCAACCCCACGTCCAACGTGTTCTATCCGATAGGAGACGAGGGGAGCACGCTGTTCAGCGACAACACGGGCCTCGTACTCACGGAGAATGGGCTCTACCACGTCACTCTCAAGATGAGGGCTACCAAGTCCGCTGCGGTTCCGTTCTATGACAAGGTGAATATCCTCGTCAAGACCGACGACGGCACGGTAACGTCGGAACAGATTGAGTTCTCCGCGCTTATCGACGGCTCTCTCGGCTTTAGTCAGGAATTTGAAATCAGCGGTGACATCAAGACGGGTTCTGCGGACACCACGAGGCTGTTCGTGGCCGTGGAGGACACTAGCGTGGCGGGTGTTTCCTACGAGTTTGTCGGCATGGACATCCACCGAATATTTTCTGGAGTCCCCCATATTCCGGGTCTCAATCTCGTGGCTGGCTCCAACATCACGCTGACCAAGAACAACGGCAACCTCACCATCGCAAGCAGCGGGGGAGGCGCGAGTTATTCCGCAGGCAACGGGATAAGCATACAGAACAACGTAATTTCCGCTGACGTGTTCAGCATCAACACTATCCAGGTTTCAAACATCTAGCAATAGGAGGCCACAATGGCTACTCTCGTAAACCAAATAAATAATATGGACATTTATGCCGCACGCGCCGAAGCCGACGCCAACGGCAACAATATCGGCACCACCTACGCCACCAAGAGTGAACTCCCCGACGGAGTTCCCGCAGTCACTTCCGGGGACAATGGCAAGGTGCTCAAGGCCACCTACTCGGGTGGTCAGGGCGTGTACGGCTGGGAAACCGACACGTCTGACCTTCCGGACATCACCGGAAACGCTGGCAAGATTCTTGCCGTGAACAGCGGTGCTACCGGAGTGGAGTGGGTGAGCCAGATTCAGATTGGCACTACCACCGTATAGTTTGTACTTAACAGCATCCCGGATGCGGGGTGCCCCATTCCCCCAAGGAGTTTTAAAATGCCCGAGACGCTCGTAAACCAGATTGACAATAAGAACATCTACGCAAGCCGTGCCGTGGCCGACGAGGACGGCACTAATATCAAGACCAGTTATGCTTTGAAGAGCGAGATTCCTACAGTCCCCACGATGAAGAACCTCGTGGCGGGAACCAACGTATCCATCACGGAGACTGCCAACGGCATAGAGATTTCCGCAAGCGAGGGTACTCAGGTCCAGGCGGACTGGACGGAGCAGGATTCTTCCGACCCGTCCTACATCCAGAACAAGCCTAGCCTTGCGACTGTTGCCACGAGTGGCTCGTACAACGACCTTACGAACAAGCCGAGCATCCCCGCCGTTCCGGTGCAGGACGTTACCGTGGACGGTTCTTCCGTGGTCAACGCAAGCGGCGTGGCGGAAATCACCATGCCTACGCAGGTCAACGCGGACTGGAATGCAAGTTCGGGCGTTGCCGAAATCCTCAACAAGCCTAGCCTCGCTGCCGTGGCTACTAGCGGTGCGTACTCCGACCTTTCGGGAACCCCCACGGTGGATCAGTCCTACAATGCCTCTTCCGCAAACGCGCAGAGCGGCGTAGCCGTGGCAAGCGCGATTAGTGGCAAGGAGGATTCCTCCAACAAGAAGCAGAGCATCGACGCCACGTCCACCACGGACTACCCGTCCAGCAAGGCCACGGCGGACTTCGTGAACAGTTCCGTATCCACGAACACGGCACGTTTCCTCGGCAACTTTACCCTTACAGACCTGGGTCTCTCCTACGGGGCTACGAACTCGCAGATTGCAACCGCGCTCGGTTCCTACTCCTGGCCGGCGGGCACTACCCCTACAAATAACGACTACGTGTACGTGGAGATACAGAACCCGCAGACCACCGGCATAGACGACGAGGTGAGACGATTCAAGTACAGCGGTACGGCATGGCTGTACGAGTATACCCTCAATAACAGTTCGTTCACGGCAGCCGAGAAGGCGGCAATAGACTCCGGCATCACGGCATCCGACGTGTCCGCGTACAACGCCCACGTGGCAGATACGGACATCCACGTCACCACAACGGACAAGAGTACGTGGAACGCGAAGCAGGACACCATTTCCGACCTTTCCGACATCCGTTCAGGTGCGGCACTCGGCGACACGGCAGTCCAGCCGGGAGACCTCGCCACTGTTGCTACGAGTGGCTCCTATACGGACTTGAGCAATACGCCCACGATACCCGCGGCCCAGGTGAACTCCGACTGGGACGCCAATTCCGGCGTGGCGCAGATTCTCAACAAGCCTACGCTTTCGGCTGTAGCGACCAGCGGTAGCTACAACGACCTTACGGACAAGCCCACGATTCCTACCGTACCGGTCCAGGACGTGCAGGTAAACGGCACTTCCGTGGTAAGCAACGGCGTGGCGTCAGTAACCGTCCCCGCCCAGGTGCAGAGCGACTGGTCGCAGTCGGATTCCGCGGCTATCGACTACATCAAGAACAAGCCCACGCTCGCTGCCGTGGCTACGTCGGGTTCGTATAACGACCTTTCCGACAAGCCGTCCATCCCCGCATCCCCGGTCCAGAGTAACTGGAACGAATCGGACAACACGTCTCTCGCCTACATCCAGAACAAGCCTGCTAACCTTGTCCAGGATGCAAACTATGTCCATACGGACAACAATTTCACTACCACGCTCAAGGACAAGCTCGACGGAATTGCATCCGGTGCGGAAGTGAACGTCCAGGCAGACTGGAATGAGACGAATACTTCTTCCGATGCGTACATACAGAACAAGCCGAACCTCGCCACTGTCGCCACTACGGGAGCATACTCCGACCTTTCGGGGACACCGACTATCCCCGCGGCACAGGTAAATTCGGACTGGAACAGTACGAGCGGCGTGAGCGAGATATTGAACAAGCCGAACCTCGCTACCGTTGCAACTAGCGGAAGCTATACCGACCTCACCGATAAGCCGAGCATCCCTGCCGCCCAGGTACAGAGCGATTGGAACCAGAGCGACAACCAGGCTGTCGACTTTATCAAGAATAAGCCGAGCATCCCCGCTGCCCAGGTGCAAAGCGATTGGAGCCAATCGGACAACACGCAGGTTGACTACATTAAGAACAAGCCGTCCTTGGCTTCCGTGGCTACGAGCGGTGATTACGACGACTTGTCCAACAAGCCTACTATTCCTCCGGCACAGGTACAAAGTAACTGGAACGAGAGCGATACGAGTTCCAAGGCTTACATACAAAATAAGCCTAGCCTTGCGACGGTGGCAACTACGGGAGCGTACTCCGACCTTTCTGGAACGCCGACAATCAACAACGTCCCCGCGGTCACTTCTTCGGACGATTCCAAGGTCCTGAAGGCTTCTTACAGCGGTGGCGTAGGTTCTTACTCCTGGGAATCAGAAAGCGGTGGCACCGTTACCGACGTGGAAGTGGACGGGACTAGCGTTGTTTCCGGTGGAGTGGCAAGCATTACGATGCCGACGGAACTGGTTCCTACTGTCACGAGCAACGACGACGGGAAGGTATTGAAGGCATCATACAGCGGTGGGGCCGGTACATACTCCTGGCAGACGGAGAGTGGAGGTACTCAGGTCCAGGCGGACTGGACGGAGCAGGATTCTACGGACCCGTCCTACATCCAGAACAAGCCGGTGCAGAAGACGATAACCGCCGGTACCGGCATAGCCATTACGGAATCGCAGAACTCCTTCAGCGTCTACACCGACCCTAACGTCGTTCCCACGAAGACCGAGATGAATACTGCTCTTGCCGGAAAGCAAGACACGCTTACGGCTGGTGCAGGGATTGCTATTAGCAATATCAACGTGATTAGTGTTGATAAAACTGTGCTGTGGGAAGGAAGTTCCCGTACTAACATTCAGTTATCCGAAACTATTACAAATTTTGAAGAAATTGCTGTTTACTACGACGAGGACGGGAATGGGGTTCGTCTTGCTAAATCACAGGCAACTCCGATAAACTCTAGTTCGTTGGGGTTATGTGGCACGAATTACTTTGTAGATGATACGGGTAATCCTATACATATAGATGCTATTGAATTGTCTATATCTAACGGGGTGGTGTCTATTGCCAGTGCAAATTCTAAATATATGAGTGCTACGGGAACGGCTATTGGAAATTGGGATATTGCAGGCGTAATGCTTATTAAAAAAATAGTGGGCATCAACCGCAAAGCAAGCAACTAAGGAGCATCCATGTCAGAACCAGCAGGAATCGTTATAACGTACGGCGGTGCAACCCCCCCACAGGGGTGGCTGATCTGCAACGGTGCTGCCGTTAGCCGTAGCACCTATGCTACATTGTTCAGTGTAATAGGTACAACCTATGGGGATGGGGACGGAAGCACCACTTTCAACTTGCCGGACTTGTCCGGGAAAGTTGCCATCGGCTCTTCACAGTCCCATGTACTTGCATCCACCGGGGGTACGGCTACGGAGACGCTTCTTGAAACGAACCTACCAGTGCATACCCATGATGTGCCACAGCACGGGCACGAGAACAATATAGAGGTCGCCACGCCGTCCTTGAGCCATACCGTAACGCAGCCGGGGTACACGTACAATTCGCCTAATGCAACTACGCACAGGGCTAGTTCGCAAACTACTACTCACTACACGTCTACGAGTACGGCTACGGCTTCCCGTAGTGCTAACCTGGCCATATCCAACCACCCCGCTACGGTCTGTACTTCGTCCGGTGCCATCGCTGATTGTAGTGCCATGGCTTCTAGTACATCGCAGGGTGGTGGTTCCAGTCACGACAATATGCAGCCGTATCTTTCCTTAAACTACATCATAAGCACGGGGGAATAAATGGAAATAGGTGCTATTTACTTGTTTGCGGGTTCCGCAGCCCCTAGCGGATTCTTGATGTGCGATGGCTCCGATGTCTCCAGGACAACCTATGCGGACCTCTTCTCCGTAATCGGCTCTGCGTTCGGTACGGGGGACGGAAGCACTACTTTCAACTTGCCGAACCTGTCCGGAAGGGTGCCGGTAGGCTCTACCTCCGGTATGGCTTTCGCCTCTACAGGTGGAGAGGAATCGCATACGCTAACGTCTTCTGAAATTCCGGAACACACGCACACCATTCCGCAGCACGGACATACGGATGATATTTCGTTCAAGACTCCGGTACTCGTACACAGCATAACGTCTCAGCCGTCATACAACTATAGTGCACCGAACGGTACGGTAAACAGTGGTGTCTCCGACAGTGACCAGCGATGCTATAAAGGAACTTCGAGTGCCAACGCAGGCAGGTCCGGGAATGTCTCTATCACGGCACATTCCGAAAGCAACTGCACTATGTCGGGCGGAGTTACAGACTGCGTGGCATTCAGCATGGATAACGCTGGCAGTGGAGTAGCCCACAACAATATGATGCCTTACATCACTTTAAACTATGTAATCTATGCAGGGGGTAATTGATGCCTATTGGTAGTATAGTTGCTTTTGCTAGACCTACTCTTCCGTTTGGCTGGCTCGTATGTAACGGGCTCGCTGTTCCGCGGACGGAATTTTCAGAACTTTTCGCTATAATAGGTACGACTTATGGCCCAGGTGACGGAAGCACCACTTTCAATCTCCCTAATCTTTACGGTAGGGTTGCACTCGGGTCATCTAGCGGATATGCCCTTTCATCTTCTGGGGGTTCTGAAAAAGTAAGTCTCGACCAGAGTTCCATACCGAGTCACTACCATACGGTGCCTGCACACGGGCACCAGAACAACATAACGGCTACTACGCCGGAGCTCTCCCATTCCATAACGCAGGCAACATTCACGTACACGGCCCTGGGCGGTTCGTCAAAGAAGGGTGTCAACCTGTCTATCATAAAGAGCTATTCGTCTGTAAGTTCGGCTGCGATGACCCGCGTCACCAACGTTTCAGTATCGAATCACGCTGCTGCGGACTGCACGAAAACCGGTGGAATCATTGACTGCCCACCTATGGAATCTAGCCAGACGGGTTACGGCTCCGGACACAACAATATGCAACCGTACCTTTCTCTTACCTACGGGATAAGGTTTACGGACGCCACGCAGGACCATGTGATGCTTACCTACAATGGTGCCATCGCAATTACAGCCCAAGGTGGTTACCTTTCAGGTTCACGATAGAGGATAATACCTATGCCAACAAACTACTGGTTGAAATTCGGGAACAGTGCATGCACCTTCAACGGGAAAGGCGTCGGGTGGGAACCCACGACGCTTCCCCCGTACACTATACGCCTCAAGTTCACGGACGGCATCACTCCCACGTTCGCAAAGGGAACAGGAACGCAGGTGAGCTCCTCCCCCAATGTGTGGGACTTGACATACGCCGATACAAATTGGAGCAACTTGTTATACGGCCAGAGAAACTTATTAGAGGTCGTAGCCGCGAACACCACCGGTGTTACGAATATGTACGGTATGTTCTACGACTGCATTAGACTGACGTCCGTGCCGTTGTTCGACACAGCGAACGTTACGAATATGCACCAGCTCTTCTCCCAAGCGCAGAGCTTGGTGTCCGTGCCTGCCCTAAACACCGCAAACGTTACGGATATGGGCGAAATGCTGAATGGATGCTCCAGCTTAACGTCCGTGCCGTTGTTCAACACCGCGAACGTTACGAATATGAGAGGCTTTCTGGCTGGTTGTTTCCTTTTAACGTCCGTGCCGACATTCAGCACTGCGAACGTTACGACTATGGAAAGTATGCTGGAGGGTTGTTCCCACATAACTACGTTGCCGACATTCGACACCACTAACGTCCGGTATATGCGTCGTATGCTGTGTCGTTGTTCCAGTTTGGTGTCCGTGCCGACATTCAGCACTGCGAACGTTACGGATATGGGAGCAATGTTTGAATTTTGCACCAGTTTGGTGTCCGTGCCGTTGTTCGACACCACTAACGTCCGGTATATGGAAGGTATGCTGCATGGTTGTTCCAGTTTAGTGTCCGTGCCGTTGTTCAGCACTGCGAACGTTACGACTATGGAAGGTATGCTGAAGGGTTGTTCCAGTTTAGTGTCCGTGCCGTTGTTCAGCACTGCGAACGTTACGACTATGGAAATGATGTTCCTATATTGTGAATCCGTGGAATCGGGTGCCCTCGCCTTGTACCAGCAGGCAAGCACGCAGGCAACACCCCCATCAAGGCATTCCTACTGCTTCTACCACTGTGGTTCAAATGCTCCCGCCGACGCACCCATCCACGCAGAGATGCAGCAGATACCGGCTTCATGGGGAGGACTCGGAGCGTAGCCCGATTCGGTGTATTTTATTGGATAGATGTAACACAAGTTTTCAACCAATGGAGAGACAAAATGTCGATTTCCAAAATCATAAATGTTAATGACGGTAGTGGCCGTTCGTTCGAAGAAAATACGATTGCCGAGCTTCAGTTCGACACGAAGCCCGAGGTCGGCTCTTTCAACGCCGTTACCTCCGATGCTGTTGCTCGAGCTGTCGCAGGCGCTTCCGGCGAAGTCCCCGAGGTTACCGAGGGTGACAACGGCAAGATTTTGACCGCCATATACGACGAGGGAGGCCCCGCCGTGGAATGGGGTGACGTACCTAACGAAATTCCCGAATACACCACTTCCGAGGACGGAAAGGTACTCGGAGTAGTGGACAACTCCGGCTCCGCAGAACTCCAGTGGGTGGGTACGGGCACCACGTACGTTTCCGGTTCTTCCGCCTCTGTCTCGCTCTCCGCAGACGATACCGTGGTCACGAACTCCGTGG